AACAGTGAATTCCTGAATGCCTTGAGCATCGTATGATAGTTCAATTGGACCGACCTGTGTTGGGAATGTATCATAGAAACGATATTTCCTGATACTTTGTCCATCACGATCAAGTAGGAATACAAATGCATCTGCTTGATAATCAGCAGGATTAACAAGTCCAGTGTTGTCACTTAACTTATTGATTGTATTCATCCAGTTCTCAAACGCAGACCTTATAGCAAAGTCTGTATCGTTGATAACTGTAACTGTCCAAGAATCGAACGTTCTGTCACCTGCGATTTTAAGTACCCTTCCTCTGAAAGGTACTTCAATCTGTGCAATGTTTGATGCGGGTAATCTCGCTCCTTTAACTAAGAACCTTGATTTGTCAAGAACATCCTGTGCTGGTTGAGCAGCATCTGGGAATGTGAGGACAACTTCAAACAGATTAGCACGAGCACCGCCACCAGTCAACTTACTCTTGAAGTCGGAAATCGTCCTTAGTGGTGGTGGATTGACCTGATTTCTACTAGCCATAATAGTTGATTAAACCTCTGTTAATTAAACGGAACCAATTACTTCTTCAAATGCAACACCAGTTCTGGTGGCAACGAAGGTAAGACCGATAAAGTTAATCGACCTTGCTGGTTTGATAAAGATGTCAGCAATAAATTCATTTCTGTCAATAACTGCTGCTGTGTTATTTGTTTCGTCGCAAATCACAACAAAGTCAAATATACCTCTGTTGGATTGAACTTCTCTTAGGAATGGTTCAATAATATTTACGAAGTTTGTTCTTGTGATTTCATCGTTGAACTCAAAGAGTTGATCCTTAGCCGCTGCTGAGATAGCATCTTCAAGGAATATGAATAATCTACGAACGTTGATACGGTCAAATGCTGATGACTTACCAAATGCAGTTTTGTCTCCAAAGAGTACAATACCTGCTCCAGGTGAAAGTATTACAGGGTTCACTCTATTAGAATATAGAATGTCTCTCTGTTTCTTACCAGGATTGTAAATAAGTTTCACTGAGTTCAGTATAGCACCTCTTGCAGTTCCTGCAGGAGAGAACCAAGGGAACTGTTCAATGTCAGTTCTAGCACAAGTTCCAGCAACGTCACCATTTAATGGGACATATCTGAAAGTATTGTTGAACCTATCAAACATATATTTGTAACCACTATCAAATACACCGTATGTTGTTGATGTGATTGGAGCATAGAAACCAACTACATTTTCAGTAATAGAGTCTATGTTGTTAACGGTTACAGTACCAGATACAGTATCATTTAAGAATGCCTGACGGTAAGGTGAAACAAATGCAACTGCATCTTTTCTTAATTCTGCAACAGCAATTATCTTTTCAGCGATTGCTTGTGACTTTTCCTTAACGTGATGTGCTGCACCCATTAAGAGGAAATCAACCTCAATCTCTTCAGTGTTCTCGAATAAACTGTAACCAGTGATAATATCATCAACTCCTGAGTTAAGTGCACCAGTTGTTGTGTAATCTGTTTTATCACCGTAGTTTGTACCACCTGCGAGTGAACCAGTGAATACACCAGAACCACCGAAGGTTACTCCGTTTGCTTCTTGATCCCAACCATTGTCAGAATCTAATGTGTTATTTGTTTCAACACTATATCCGAGAGTTGTAATTCCAACTGGGGCACTACCACCGTAAATGTATTGTGAAACATTAGATAGATATTTTCTCCAGTATGCTGTTGAACCTACTGAGTACTCTGCATCTTTTGCTTTAGATAGACTTAAATGTTTTTCAAGAATTGTTCCAGCATTACCTGTAATTTCTCCTTTGTCATCAATTACAACTACGTGAACTTCATCAAATCTACCACCTCTTGTAGAAGCGTAAGAAGAAGTACCTGGTGCATCAGCGATTTGATCCCACTCTATCTTGGTGGCATTGCCATTTGCATCAGTTGTTGTTAATACAATGTTTTGTTGCTCAAACCAATCTTTTGCTTGTGTATAAGTCTTAGATTGACCTGTTGCAGTAATTGCTTGACCTGCAGTTGTTAATCCAACAGTTCCTGTTGGAGTAAAGTTGTAGATTCCACCATTTTGGTAGTCTTGATTTGTAACTGTGCCAGCAGCAGATACGTGTGATAGAACTTTAACTTCTAATGTTGTGTCTGTGCTTACAGTAACAATTCCTTTAATGAATCCATCAAGAACGCTTGTTCCTGCTGCACCCGCTACTACTCTTCCGACAGCAGTTTGTGTAACTGCAGTTCCTACTGGTGCTGTATTACCAGATGCAACTGTTAAAATTTGGTCTGCCTTTGCGTCTATTATTGAAACTCTTATACCATTCGCATAACTACCAGGAGTTTTTGCTGCAATAGTTACATTGGTAATAGTGTTATCATCAAAACCAAGTTGGTTGTAATGAGTGTCACTCTTAATTCTAATACTGCTTGCTGCACCTACAAATGCGTTCTTTAATCCAACCCCAGTCAGAGTATTGAAATCATCTGCACGAACAACTTGTAATGTTCCGCCATATGCAAGATATGATGATGCGACCATCCAGTATTCATAATGCTTATCAACCGAGTAAGGTTGACCAAAAGTTTGTAATAGATCCTCCTCACTCTCAATGAGTTGTGGTTCCTCCACAGGACCTTTCGTAAATGGAGCGACAATCGCACCAACAGAGCCGCTTACAGCGTCTACTCTACCGATGGTTAGGTCAACTTCTCTAACTTGGATACCAGGAGAGGCTAAATTTAGAGCCATCTTGTATTCTCCGATCTCAGATATTTTTTTTATAAAATTATTTATCCTTTACCATTATTACACTGGGGAAACCGTGCATGAACTACCAGTCTGGATATTCCCAATCCCTGTTCTTTACTTTTTTTCTACTTCTTACTCTTTTAATAGTACATACCTTACATTCATAAGAGTATGATGATTTTATATTCTTGTTCTTTCGTATGAGATAATATCCATCAATCAATTCTTTCATCTGACCACATACTCTACACTTTCTCTCAGAAAGAGTAAAATGACCAAGTTCTAATTGTTCGTCAAATTCCATTACAGAACTTGTATTACACCAACTATTTCAGGAAACTTCATAGTGAGATGTTTTTCTATACCCATCTTTAGTGTTTGCACACTCATTGCACAGGTTTCACACGCACCACTTAGTCTAACTTTTGCCACGTATGCTTCTTCTCCTTTCTTAACACCATAATTCATTCTAATATCTTCATCTGCGATATCTTCCAGTTCTACAAATTCAAGATAACCACCATCTGATTCAATATACGGGCGAATATCATCTAACGATTTATTTACTTCTACTGGATCTATCATTGCAAATCTCCTCTCCAAATAATATCAGAGCCAGGCACTTGTGCTGAACGTGATGCGATATTTAGAGCAATATTACAGAAAAACCAGAAAAAATTAACTATCCAAGCCTGTCTCCACAAAAACTTACGATTTGTTGTTACTATCATTATATTCAATTGATCATCCTGTCTTCTCACAATCTGTTCGAGTGAAAGTGCAATTACAAATCCAATTGCAAATATAAAGAAACAAAAATTAAAAAATTGAGAACCAATAAGTAAAAAGTATATCATTAATAATAATCCCACATAAAGGAACGATCTCCATATTCATCAGTTTTCCATAAATCTCCGTCTTTGTCAACAAATGTATCATTATCAAAACCATCTGAAATAAACCCAAAGGGTGCCATATCCTGCTCTATCTGATTTTTTTGCTCTTCATATATTCTCTTTCGCACATCATTATCAGTCATTTCCTTGAAATAATCCTGTGCTACTAACCAAGAAAATATAACAAGACACATTGCTAAATCATCATTACACCCCTCTTCTGCCTCAAATGAATTATGTTTTTGAGCGAAAGTTGTAAGTTCTGATATTATATCATAATCTAAAACTAATATTTTATCGTCTTCGAGTAATGTTTTGAGATTAGAACATCCTAATTTTTTAACTGCTGCTGTAGTTCTAACTCCAAGTTGAGATCTCTTACCACTGAAACCAGCACCAACCACCTGACCGTTACGACCTCTTTGAGAACACATCAGTAAGTTTTCATATTCTAAGTCATAATTTAGAATAGATGCAACTTGATCTCCAATATCATTTACCTCTACTAAAACAAATGACTTATTATATGCCATTGCAATATCGTGTATTACACTTGGGAATAACATTGGTTTGATTTCATTATTCCGATACTTACCCACAACTTTATATGGAAACTCAGTAATATCAAATATTAAAAATGCAGAATAATCATTACCCAATCCACGAGCAACATCAACTGTAATCAAGTAATTATGATCTTTTCGTGGAACTTCATAAATGTCAAGACCTGCATTTCTCTGTATAGGATCTTCATAAACTAGTGTCTTTAATTTTGCAGGATTGATAAGTGTATTAACAGATCCTAGAAATTCACACTCAAACTCAACCTTAAATTGTTGTTCAGATGTGTTTGCAATTGTTTGTTCTTTCCATTCCGCATCACGACCAGGTACTTCTGACCAATGAACATCTGTTGGTTTATATTGATTTTTACCTCTTTCTGCATCGTGCCACATACGGTAGAAATGATTCATACCTCGTGGTGTTGATACAATTATAACTTTTGTTTTTTGACCTGATGAAATAGTAGGATATACTGACGCAAAAAAGTCATCTGCAATGTGATTTGGAATAAACGCAAACTCATCAAGAAATATTACGTTATACGATCCACCTCGAACAGCAGATGATGATGTAGAGTTAGCAGATATTTTTGAACCGTTTTCTATTTCTAAAGAACCTTTATTCCAAGATATGATACCTTGTTGCATCCATCTTGGTAAATTTTCATATGCGAGTTGTAATCTACCTAATAGATCACGGGCAGTAGAAGCTTTGTTTGCAAGTATAGCAATATTAACATTATCATTAAAAATCGCATAATGTAATAAGTATGATACAACCGTTGTCGATTTACCTGTCTGCCGAGGCATCTTACATATGTTGAAACGGT